ACAAATGGCATTGCAAGCACAAGCAGAACAAAAACAAGCTGAAATGAACTTTGAAATGAAATTAAAAGAAATGGATGCTCAATCTAAACTGCAAGTTGCACAAGAAACAAATAAAGGTAAAATAGCTGTCGCTAATATACAAGCTGATTTAGAAGCTGATATAGTAACTGATAAGTTAAAATCTGTTTTACAAAAAGAATCTGTAGAAGCTGAATTTAAAGAAAAGTTAGAAAATAACAGAATGAAACATGAAGCTAGTGAAGCAGAAAAAGATAGAGCTCTCAAAGAAAAAGAGATGAGAGAAAAACCAAAAATTAATAATAAATAAAATAACTATCTTTGTACAAAGCAAAGAGCAAAATTTAAAATTATGAGCGAAAAAGAAAAGTCAGGCGAAGACCTAATAGAAAAGGTTGAGCAAGAAACTACTGGAGAAGTAGTTGAAGAAACAAAAGAGGAGTCAAAGGCATTTGACCCTAAAGCATTTAATGCAGATGATTCTGCTGTAGAGTCAAAAGAAGAATCAAAAGAAGAGGTTAAAGAAGAGCCTGTAGAAGATTCTGATGATGATGATTTTAACTGGGGTAGTGTAGAAGCTGAAACAGAAGAAGTAAAAGCAGAAGCAAATGATGATGATTGGGATGCTGTAGAAAAAAAAGAAACTAAACCTAAATCTGATGTAAAGGAAGAGGTTTATGATTGGGAAACACTAGCACAAGAAGTTGGTGTAGAAGCTACAGATGAACAATCATTTAAAGAAGCTGTTGCAAGCGCAATGAATAAACCAGCTCCTGTAAATGATACTATACAAAATTTACAAGGGTTTTTAAAGATGTCGGATATGGATTTAGTAAAATCTGATTTAGAAGCATCTGGTTTGGAAAAAGAAGATGTAACAGAAACTCTTGATAAGTTGCAAGATAGTGGATTGTTAAAACGAGAAGCTGTAATGATAAGAAAGAATGTACAAAACTACATTCGTAATGAAAGAGATAGACTTGTTAAAATAGAACAAGAACAAAGACAAACTCAAGAGAAAGCTACTTTAGATAGTAAAAAGAAATTACAATCTTATATAAAAGAAAAAGAAGACTTTTTTGGAGGAAAAGTAGGAACGAAAGAAAAAAAAGAATTGTATAATTATATAACATCTGGAAGTTTTGCCGATGACATATATGCTAATCACGCCAATGTTGCGGATGCTGCATTTTTATGGAAATACAAAGACAAAATTTTTAAGATGTTACAAGGTCAAGGAATGGAGAAAGGCAAAGCCGCTGTGTTAAACAAAATAACAAATCCGAATCTTGGCAGAAGAAGTCGACAAGTTGATACCAAACCTAAGTCTGGTTTTGACCCTGTTGAGTTCATGAAGTAATGAATAAACAGCGATGCTAAGTTATTTGTTGCAATAAGTATTAAAACTAATTGTTAAACATTTAAAATTATTAAAAATGGCAAAAATTTATTCGGGTACATACGGAAAAGACACTACTGACGAAACGGCCTTAGTGACCAATTTATTAAAGTATCCAGAGATAGGTAAAAAAATTATCTCACAATATCCACGTTTCTCTCTAACATACTTGTTAGAAGCTGCAGGTAGAAATGCTGCAGAAAAAGTTATTGGCGATTACGCTTTCGAATGGAAGATGATGGGTCGATACAGAAAACCATGTACTATAAACTCTGCAAGTAATGCTGCAACAGGTGCTGCTGCTGGTTCTACGTTTACAATAACGTTTGACCACGATACAGCTAATGGTACTTACGGTAATACACTTAATGTAAATGATGTAGTAAGATTTCATGATGGTTCAACTGCAATGGTTGTAAATGGTGGTACACCAGGAGCTTCTACTAATGTAGTTACTTTCCGTTCTATTGATTCATCTACAGGTACAGTATTTGCTACAGGTGATATCGTAGGACCAATCGGTAGTGCATTCAATCAAGGTTCATTAGGTTCTGAGGTAGGACAAAACTATGCTTACCCAGATACTTACAAGAACTGGTTAACTCTATCTCGTAAGAAAACTAAAATTATGGGTTCTGATTTAACTGATGTTACTTGGATTGAGTCTAATGGACACAGATTATGGTATTTTACTAAAGAGCAACAAATGACTGACCAATTCATGTATGAATTAGAATGTATGAGATGGTATGGTAAAAAGTCTAACACTATGACATCAGCTAGTTATCCAGGTGATACAGGTCTTGATGATGTAGCTTCAAACTTTGTATCAGGTATTCCTATTATGGGAGATGGTCTGTTAGCTCAAATCGATTCTGCTAACCAAGCTACTTATACAGCTGGTGCGTTAACAGAAGAAGATATCGTTAACTTTATTGGAACACTTTCTAAAAATGCTTTAAATGCAGAAGGTAATGTATTTACAGTATTTACAGGAACACAAGGAAGAATTGACTTCCATAGAGCTATGAAAGACTTATTAGTTAATCTAGGTTCTGGAACTCCTGTATTTGCTGGTAAAGGCGGAGGTGATGTTGCTTTAGGCGCTAACTTCCAAGAATACAATGTACTTGGAAACAAGATGATTTTATCTTACTGCCCAGTATTTGATGACCCTAACTTACATAATTCTATTTCTTCTGACTTCTCGTCTTCGAATGAG